GTGTTGCTTGTTCTACAGTCCAAAGATTTAAACCTCTATTTGCCCATTCAGAAAACATTATATTCAAAGATCTACGTGCAGTCTTTGCATCATATCCAGTTCTCATCTCTAGACCACAACGCTCATAGGCCTCTTCAATTGCCTCTGCCACGTCTAGATTAAAATCTCTTGAACTAGATGTTGTCATTTCTTTTTCCTTTTCAAAGATTTAACTCTTCTTGGAGCACCCGCTGGTTGACCTAATCTTTTCTTCTGTGCTATCCTACTACGTTTTTCAGAGGCTGTCATCTCTGATGCTGTTTTTGGCGTTTTACTAGAAATACGTTTTGATGGTCTACAATAAGGCGTACCTCTTTTTTCACCCTTTTGTCTTCCACACTTTTTACCAGTTCTTTGATCTTTCCAATCTTCTTTGAACCATCGTTTTAGTGCTAGACCAGCTTTTGTTTTTCTAACTGCCATTATCCGTAAAACGTTTCTTTTCTTCTCATTACAACACCACAACCTCGAGCTACGTTTTTATTCTTTGTTGGTCGTTTTCTATTATTTGTAGGCATTGTATCACCACCACCATTAAGCATGATCACACCACCTTCAGCGGCTTTCTTAGTTTTTTTCTTCTTCTTACCACCCGTGCCATAGTTTGCAGCACCAACCTTTCGACATTTTGCGATAGCTCCTCCTGCATAAGCACTTGGAAAAACTTTAAACCTTGCTTTGACTTTTCGATAACATGCGTCTTTTGGCATTTTTTTTCACCTTTACTAATTTTTTCTTTTTGTTCGGCGGCTTTGAAATTTGTTTGCTCATTTGAGATCTACCCATAACCATTATTTTAACAACGCTAACAATTCTGTTACCGCTCCCGTATTAGTTACAGCTATCACTGCCAAAGCACCAATTAACATCCATTTAGCTTGAAAAACTGCTCGTTTAATATCTGTCATGTCTGCTCTTAACTCGTCAACATGCTTAACAAGATAGTCTTGTTTGGATTTCCATTCAGCAAATTCTATTTGCAAAGACTGAACATTTTTTTCCATTAACATTTCCACCTTTTTCTTGCTTGTCTCAATCGGCTATTAGGATCTTTAGCAGCCTTTGGAAACTTCTTCATTTGACCTGCCGATCTTGCACAAAATGATTTACGTCTTTTTGCAGCTTTACTACCAGGCTTAACTTTACCAGTGACCGCAGTTTTTAATTTGCTTCCTGGGTTTTCTCGCCTATATCGAGCAACTCCTTCTTTAGTCATTCCCGCCCCAGTTTTTGTAGAACGAAAATACTTTTTAGTTTTAGGTGGTTGTTTGTCTTTTTTTCTAGACATTTTACCTCCTATGCGAAGAAGAAAGTCATCATATCTGATGTATCAACTGTATATTTTACAGACATTCCACTTGCAAACAGCACACCTTCGTCTGGTATGTTTCTATCAATTACAGTATTAGCAGTTCCTATTGTTCTTGATTTAAACAAAACTGTTCCATCTTCTGGTGAGCCATCAAAAAACTCAACATCGCCTGCTGTCCCTCCAGATGTTACAGAGAAACCTTTAAGTCTTGTTCTGCCACCAAAGACTGCTTGTGCACATAAAGATCCTGAACCAACTGTTATGTTACCCGCAAATTGAGCGGAACTTGTAACTGATGTAACTGTTAAAAATAACTTTGTACCTGCTACGGCTTCAGCAGAACCTGTTGATATTATAACTTCTGATAAAGCATTACCAAAAACATCTGTACCAACAATAGTATTTGTTTTTGCATTATCACTTGTACCCGCTGTAGTTACTGTTACGTTCCTTGCTGCTCCTCCAGCAAACGTAGTGTTTGCCATTGTCGCTGAAGTGTTTGGTCTAGCTGCAGTAACTAATCTATCTGCGGCTGCTGCATTTTCATCACTAATGGTTAGTGCTCGTACATCTGAACGACCCGCCATATTAATCTCCTTCTAAAAGATGGGGGTATAAAACCCCCATAAATTAAGCTGCGTAACCCATCAATTCAATGAACAACTTACCAGCACTGTAATCTGCATCTGTTGCAGCACCAGTTGTTAAGTACAAAAATTCATCTGCAGCTGGAACGGCAGCAAAGAAAACCTTACTTCCTAATGTTGCATCACCTGCGTTGACCAATAGGGTTTCATCTAATGTACTAATAGCAGCATCTTCTACTCCAGTTCCTTCTGTAGCAGAATGTATGTTAATATCTGGATCACCACCTGCTGGTGCTTCAAAACATTCCATACTACCTGTTAAGATTGTACCATTTTGTGCAGCAGTTATCTGACCAATGTGACAAACTAAAGCAGTTCCGTTAACACCAATAATGTCAGCACCACCCGTTGATCTTAAACCAGTTAAGTCTATTAAAATTCTTGTTGTGATAATTCCACCAATTCTTTGAACAGAAGATCTATATATAGTTCCAGAACCAGTTGTTATACCAGTGCCTGCTTCTGTTGCTAAAGTGTTTGCATTAAAAGATGTAATACCACTTGAATTAATGCTAGATAATGTAGTAAATGCTCCAGTTGTAGCGTTTTTACTCACAGATGTAAAACCACCTTCTGATCGTACTGGACCCGAAAAAGTTGTATTAGCCATGTCAATCTCCTTGTCTTGGCAAATGTCGAAGTTAATTCTTCGTCAAGGTATTAAAACTATAACATAAAAAAAGAGCGACTGTAAAGTCGCTCCTTTCATCCGATGAGGGATTTTTAATTATGCACCTTTTGATCCGAAGACACATCTTGGATCAGAAAATCCAAAACTATATCTTTCTCTGGCTTTAAATCTCATGTTGCCAGTATCAAAATCAGCTTCCATTTGTGTAGATAATGGAGTTCTCTCAAAGTGCATGAAGCCTCTTGGAGTGTCTGTCATAATGAAAAAAGCATCAGTATCAGTCAAGAAATCATTAACTGTATAGCCATCTGGAAGCATTCCAGTTGATCTAATTGCGTTAATGTCATTGTCTGCTGTTGCAGTTCTCAAATTAGAAGACATTAGCCTTTCAGCTATAAATTGTAGTTGACGTGGTATTATTAATTTTCTACCAGTCAATGCAATTTTAAGACCTCTTTCATCAACAAATCCTGCAATACTTATCAAAGCATCTTCTAGAGATGTTTCGTTAAGATCGGCATCTGTTGATGGCTCGTTTGAGAAAGTACCACCAGTTATGATTGGATGTGCAGTTGAACATAATTCAACTCCATCACCACCAGTAACTGTACTATCAAACGCATTGTTAAGAACAGAAGCTGCCTTAACTTGCTTGGTGTGTGCCATGGATCTCGCCAACGCACGTGTGTATCTAGAAGACAGTCTGTCGTATAAATTGTCTTCTACTGCTTCTTCAGTTATTGAGAAAGCCAAAGCAATGGTTTCATGGTTGTAACGAGCAGTGAATGATTCGTTAGCATCATCAAATGATACTCCAGAACCTTCTTGTTTCACTGGTGCCGCACCAAAACCAGAAAGCATTACTTCTTCTTCAAAAGATCTATCTGAAGACTCAGTTGTAAAAATTTCAGCATGTTGATTTTCATACCTGCCGAATTCCATACCAAAGAGAGCGTTTAAGCCTGGCTCTAATTCTTTGGCGAGTTGTGCTCTTGAAATTGCCATAATTAAGCCTCCTTATGATATAGCAGCATCACTATCTCCAGTAGAACCGAAGAAGACGTGATTATTGATTTTTACGATATACTTAACACCAGCCGCAGTATGATCTTGACTTTCTACGTCTTCTTGAAGTCCAAGAATCATCAAAGGATTTGATGGATCGGAATCTTCAGCAGTAGAAATATCAATTTGTGCGGTTGATATACCAGTTGTCGTGTTTCCACTTGTAGCATTTTCTAACTCAGCAGTTTTGAAAATATCAACTTTTGCGGTAGCTCTGCTAGTATTAGTACCATCAGAACATATGACATACCTTTGCATTGGATTGTCATACACAAAGCCTTTAATATCAAAATTAGAATCGGCTGAACCATCTCCTGGCCACGTGTTGGAAAATTTTAATTTCTTTGTAGTTGCGTCAACGTATTCACACCCAGCAAAAACTCCTAAGATCTGTCTTTGATCACCAGTAGCGGCACCCAAAACTTGGATTGTACCACCAGTTAACTCGACTTGAACAGGAGTGCCTTGGAAAATAGCTGATGCATCACTAGCAATGAAATACTGATTTGTGCCACCAGGGTTTGTACCCCCCATAGCATTAATCGGCTTTAACCCAAATTTTAAATCTGCATTTGCCATTTATAGCTCCTTATTAAGTTATAAAGATAAGAAATTATTTCTTACCTCCGAAAGTTACTTGACTTCGCCTACTGTTCTCAATAGGCATCGAAGGATGTTGTTCCTTCATTAAGTTCTGATCTACGGCAGTCATTTGATTGCGGGTCTGATCCCGATAATATTCAGTTCTCTCTTCAACTGTCTCCTCAGGTATTCTGGCGAGCATTAACCCACCATTACCAATCACACCTTCATGTTTTCCTTCGTCTACTGAAGCAAATTCTTGATCTGGATATTCATCGGCTCTTACTGGCTCATAACCTTCTCTAAGTCTTTGATGAACGTTCATTTGATCGTCATCTCCTCTTAAATGTGTTCTGACCCAACGATGTTTAAATCCATCTCTTGGCTTCGGAGCGTCTAGTCTACTAGGTGGTGCCCATGGCTTTCTGCGTGTTGTCTTAGCACGTGTATTGTCTGATCGTGGAGTTGTTCTATCTGTCATAATATTTCCTACTCTTTCACATATTTAGCATATTCTTCAAGAGGAACATTTAGCCTTTTAGCCATCTGTACTTGTGATGGTGTCAACTTCACGGTCCTGCGTCCCTTACTATTACTGCGAGATGCTGTGCTATCAGCGGGTGCGACTCTGTTAACACTACTCGTTTTTTCTTCTTGAAACTCCTCAGGAAATCTTTTCCTAATTCGTTTATCTAACTCAGAATAGTACTCATCGCTTCCTAAGTCAAATCCTTCTTGTTGTAATTTTTTATCAACACCAAAAGCAAGTGCCGTCATTTCGTCATTATCACCAAACCAAATATTTTTTTCTGCCCATGCTTTAGCTTTTGGATCTGGGTCTGGCCTAGCCTGTGCTTGGACGGGAGGTTGAGCTTGAATTGTTTCACGTGAAACATCTTGATCCTCTTGTCTTTGTTTAGCAATCCTATGTCTTTCTTGCTCAATTGTAACTTTAGCAATTGCTTGTGAAGCTTTGACCATTGCATCAGTATCGTTTACTTCCAATGCTTTTTTATAAGCCTCAGACGCAGTTGCTAGTTGGGACTCAATCCTAGTTCCATATTCAGATATATAACCTTTATCTAAATTTTGTATTTGAGTTTCAAGTTTTGAGTTTTGATCTTTCAACTGTTTAGCTAAACGAACGGCCTCTTCTTTATCACGTTGCTCTTTTCTATAACGATCAGTAATTTGATTTATTCTTGATTGTACCTTTTTACTGTACTCCGTTACTTCATCATCATCTTTTTTTTCTTCTCTAACTTCAGTAACTTGTTCTGATTTCTTATCCTTTTCATCAAGATCAAGAGGAAGTTCGACCTCTACGGGTTTATCGTCAATTGTTTCACGTGAAACATTTTCTTCTCTAATTTCATTTTTTTCTACTGTAGACATAATTTACTCCCTATATATGCTGAATGTCTTCTGGATCAACGATGGTAGCTATTACTTCATCATCATTGATAATTCTTACTTCACCGCCTTCAATTCTGAATCTTGATCCAGAATATCGACCAATGCATATCCATTCGCCTTCTTTACACCAAGGCTCTCCATCACCAAACTTATCTTTGTCTTTATAAGCAAGAGGTCCCACTTTCAAAACATAGGCAACCACTGTTGCCAAAGCTTCTCTTTGTCGGACTGCGTCTGGTAAATGAATTCCACCTTCAGTGGTTTCACGCCCTTTGTAAGGCATAACAAGGAGTCTCCAACCAGTTGGTTGAGGTAATCTTTCTTTGAGTTGGAGTTCGTCTGTTTGAGGTTTGTTTTTTTTAAGCTGATCTTTTAAATAATCAGGTACGTATAATGTCTTCGCCATCTTCAAATTTTCCTTCCAGCAAGGACTTGATTTCTTCTCGAGTGTATGAGAGTCCTTGTAACTCACCCACTAGCTGCTTGTAGTGTTCGTGGTTTTGAACACCACCAGTTGTCAGCGTCAAGACGATGTCGTCTTCACGTTCCTTTAATCTTTTGTACAATTTTTTAGAAAAGTCAACTATATCCATTATTTTTCTTTCCAAAAATACTCGTCAGTATCCCCTAATCTATATTCATTTCCATTTTCAACTTGATATTCAACTGTACTTACTTTGAAATCGGGCATTTTAGGTTCTTTAGGAGTAAGGGAATTATCATAAACCCTCATTCTATTGTTGGGATATAAACAAAACTGTCCATTATCTAATTCAAGTAAGTTAAATGATTTATGTTCAGCAGGAGTTTCACTTGTACTGTAGTCTATATTATCAGAGTCTGGATGATAATTATCTAAAGTACAAATATAAGATCCGTGCATAACTCCTTGATTTCTAGTCAATATTTCAAAATCCATTGATCCAATAAATTGTTTTGTAATAGCCGTCACTCCATAATCCATACAATTCCAAAACTGGAGATTTGGTAAACTAAAATCTGGTTCAGGTGTTTCTGGACTCGAAACAAAGGCGGAAATGGGTAACTTATCGTATAAAGCACCATACTCAGGAAGAAACGTTTCAAAATAAAAAGCTCTCCCAGGTATTGATTTGGCAGTAACCCATACACCTTTTACAAATTCTCCATGTCCATCTTGATGGTCTTTTAGATATTCTTTTCGAACATAGACATCAATTGATGGTAAATTACATATAAGTTCAGACATATATTAAAATGTGCCACTAAACTTTGTACCAGACATTGCCGCTCCAGTTCCTTTTTTTTGTTTTTCTGGGGCGTTCATAGATATTTCAATTGTTTTGATCATGATACTACCACCGCCTTCATACTTCATGGCATTATCTACGGAACCACCACCCATCATTTTGACACCAAATTCATTTTGTAAATCATTTTGAATTTCTCTTATAGCGTCATTATCTTTACTACTTTTTGCATCACTTAACATATCCATAAGTTGTTGATACCTTGGATCATCTGCTGTAGTTGAACCACCTTCACTCATTTTTTTCTTTGGGAGAACACCTCGTCCAATGAGTACATCTGCCATGGTTGTTTCACCATCTTTATTATAGTCTGGAAATTTTTTAGCCATCAATTGTCTCCTCTTCTTCCTCTATGTTTATTGTACACATAGGACATCTATATGTCACAAATTTTTTTAACCCATAAAAAGGTATGGGTTCCTCTTCAACTTCTTTGATGAAAGCAATTTTGTGAATATAACAAATTTCATCATCTCTCATTTTTTATACCTTGAACATGTCTACGATAAAAGTAATTTCCAATTTTATTAAAAAATCTAAATAATTCTAAATTAATTCTAGTTTTCATCTTCATTTTTTTTTAATTACTTTTTTTAATATCTTTGCTTGTTTAGCATGTAACTTACTGGCTTTAGTTAGACCTTTAATTACTTTTTTTATTTTCTTTTTCATTTGGTTAATCCTTTTTGCTTTTCATATGTCCTCAAGCCGCCCAATCCGAGCATTCCCATCAAAACAGTCATAAGAGAACCCATGTCAAATGTTGGTAATTCTGGTATCTGAACAGCTAAATATGCACATACAAATATAGTAACGGGTGCTAGGACAAAATGCCAACATAGGGCAATTCCGCATGTCCAACCGATAAAGGGTCGCCATCCGCTTACAAAGATGGATTTGTGTTGTGCTTCTACTTTGTTTATGGCTAATTGACCTTTTGCCAATTCTTGAGCATGATTTTCTGCCATTGTAGCCACTTGATGAGCCAATTCGTTTTTCTTATCTTT